CTAAATTTCTTGCTGATTGTGTCAAAGAAGCTGTAACTCTTACTGTGTGTTTTGCTCCTATATCAATGACATCAGCAAATTGATAATTTCCTGAAGCTAAGAAGTCTGCATTTGCTACACCTGAGTCAAAAAATCTAGTAGCATTGGCATCAAACAATCCTGAAGCGGCATCAAATAATTCACTAGAGTTTAATATAATAGCATCATCAGATACAGAAACATTTGTTTTAGTTCCAGCAAAACTAGGATGTTCATTAACAGTTGTTAGTGCATTAAAATTGTCTGCACTTGTAACATTTGAAATTATTGCTGTTGCGTTTGAACTAAAGTTTCCTAATTTATCTACTGCTTTTATAAGGTATGTTCCAACTCTAGCTGGTACTGTAACAGATGTTGCTGGTCTTGAAACCTTAGTTACTAAATTAACAGAATTAAGCCAATCTGCTGTTCCATCAGTTAAAGAAGAAAATCTTATTTGATAATATGCTAAATCTAAATCACTTATGGCTGTCCAACTTAAATGTGCATCTTGTCCTGTAATATTACATGAAAAATCCTCAACATCAGATGGTGGTAGTATTGCTCCAACAATTTTTCTTTGTGCTGTAACGTAAGATGATGAAACTCCAAAATGATTGACCGCTTTAACTCTAACGTCATAAGTTGATTGATCTATTACATTTAAAACTCTATGATTTAATCCTGAACCTTGTGAATATATAATAAAATTTGAATCTGTACTTAATTTATATTCTACTTGATAATAATCTATAAATTTGTCAGTAGAAGCACCTAAAGTTATATTCAAAGCAACAATTACAGTTCCATCATTATATTCAACTAAAGTATCTGTTAAAGTTACACTTGCTGGTGCTTGAATAGTAAATGGGCTAGGTAAATTTGTTGATGGTGTTGAACTTACTTGTGCTTTACTTGCCCAAGTATAATGTGATGCTTGGTATTCTACCAAGTTAAGATTGATAGTATAATCTTCATTAAATGTCATTGATAAAACTCTAAAAGCTTTAGTTGTAAATCCTAAACTTGTTAAAGTAATATTTACAATATCTCCTATGTGTAGTTCGTAAGCCTTAAATCCACAGTTAATACTAAGACCTAAAGACTCTCTTGATCTTCTTAAAATAATTTCAGCCATTTCTTCAGCTTGGTAAGTTGAAGTAATAGTTTTAAAATCAAATCTGCCCTCTAATAAAAATCCACCATCAGCAGTTTTCATTGTTGAGTGTTGATCTGCTGACGCATATCCACTATCATCTATTGCTGGGTATTGAACTTCATTAACTTGATAGTTTCTCGCTGGGTCAATATATGAAACAATAACTCTATTAAATTTTGAATTTTTTGTAGGAGAAGCTAAAGCATATCCACCTATAATATCATCTTCTGTTAATGATACTGAAGCTGAACCTGTGGTTTCAATAACTAATTTATATTTACCTTGAACATAAGGAAGATAACCTCTCATTCCTTTTACTATGTCTCTTACATTGTCTAATACTTTTTTAGATGTATCTACAACAGAATTACAATCAAATATATTAATATCACTACCGCCTGAATATGGTGTAACTTGTGTAACGCAAACTTGTGAAGCATCGTAAAAACTTTGTAAATCTAAATTTGATGTTGCAATTCCTTTTCCATATCTTTCGTTTCTTAAATAATCTAATAAACAAAAAGCTGGATTAGTAGAAAATGATGCAGTTTGCTCTGATAAATTAGATGCTAGTGTAACAACTTTTTTACCTCTTACTTTAGCTTGAACAATAGGTATTCCACCAAACACATCTTGATTCCATTTGAATCTCATCGCTAAATAACACACACCTCTAAGTCTATGGTTACTTCCCCATGATGATAAAGGTGTTAAAACACTTGATGCTACTTGGTCATCTGTTCCCATAAAAGCTTGTATCTGAATTGTACTTTCTGCTGACGACCCATCAACATTTGGGTCTGCTTTATAAAAATTACTATCACTATTTGCTACTTCTCTTACTGTTCCATGAGTTAATGCACCATCAAATGTTACTACTTTGTCATCGACTTTTATTTGTTCTATTGAATTTACCTCTCCCTCTGCAAGAACTAAGGCTACATATAAATAAGTATTATCTGTTCCTGAAGATTCGATAAATACTCTAGTTCCACCAACTAATCTTTCTCCATAGATTACAGGAATACAAGCATTGTTAGATTGTTTGTTTAATAAAATACCTCTTTCGGTTTCTTCAAAATCATTTGTACCAAAGTCAGGTACATCAGGTTTCATTGATCTTGAAAATAACCAACCGATAGCAAATACACCTAAAGCAACATAAGGGTTAAAATTACCACTAAAAATGCTAAAAACAGTTCCTACTGCTTTTTTACCTGTGTCAATTACTTTATCTACTGCATCTCCCATAGCCAACTACCTTTTGTTTGTATCTTTTTAATTTTTTTAATTATAAAATTTTTGTCCATTCTTAACCAATTAACTTGTTTATCAACACCCATTATTTTTGTTGATTCTTTTTTACACCATCTAACAATTTGTAATATATTTTTTTTTGCAACAAAATTTACAGTTACTAAATTATTTCCACAATTCCATTTTTTTACTTTTCCTGTTTTAAAATATTGTTCTTTAGTTTTTTCATCTACCCAAGCCCAATTAATAAATCCAAATATTTTTTTATCTTCATCTCTAAATATTTTATATTGATTATAAAAAAAAGATGGTTGTATGTGTAGCCACAATTCCTGATAAGTAAATTGTTTGTATTTATCAAAAGTTTGTAAAAAAATTATTACTTCGTGCATTATTCTCTACCCCATTTTAAATCTAATACAGTTTGACTTGAAAAATCCATCCCAACATCTGTACTAAAAAACCTTTGTTGTGAAGCATTGTTTGTTTTTCTACCTGACTTTTTATCAAAGTTAGCCCAATGAGATACAATAATTAATTTAACATTTGATTGAGTTTCTGTCTCTGATATTTCAAAAGTATCTATGTTTCCTGAATATAATAATATTGGGTCAGCTATTATAGCGTTGCTTGAATCTAATAATCCTCTGTAAATTTCAACTGTATCATTTACAATATTTTCATTTAAAACAGTTGATATAAATGTTTGATCTGCTCCTGATAAAGATAAGCTTAATGTTGTTTTTGTAATATCTACTTGTTCTTCAAATGATGATGCTCCTACAAGAAATGCAGAAGCAGTATAAGTTCGACTTGAACCTGAAATAGAGGATGTTAAATTAAAGCCACAATCAGTTAAATAAACAGGTGTTGAAAAACCTATCTCTATAAGATGTATTGGTCTAATCTGACCTGTTAATAACTCGTTTTTTACTGCTGTCGTTAGTGTTCGTGCCATGTTCCTCGTAAT